TTTACAAGATTTGCAATTTTAGTTTGTGTCATTTTTTAAATTCTCCTTTTTCTAATTCAAAAATGAATCATACAATTCAGGGTTTGTTTGTTTCAAATTCGCCTTTTCTGCATGGGTCATTCTGTAAAATTGAGCTTTGGTAAGCTCTGTTGATTGTTGTGGCGCAGTCTTGATAGGTGCGCTACCTTTCATTCGGTCAGATACACCTTTCTGAACTGCCTCTTCCCACGTTTTCTGAATGCTTGCGACTGATTCAGTCACAGTTTCAGCACTCGTTAAATCAATCACGCCCACTAATTCAATTGGCAAGCCACGTTCACTTAACATTGTCTTAGCTTCTGCGGTCAATTCTTTACGAGCAATCGCTTGTTCACGACTAGCCAGTTCTTGCTCACGTTGATCCAACTGATACTTCTGTTTCTCGTCAGCGTTCATCTTGGCAAGTTTCTTAGCTTCGTTTTCTTTGGCTTCTTGCTCTGATTTCCACTTAGCAAACTTCTTATTGATGATTTCATCAACGTCTGCATCTGTGTACTTTTTCTCGTCTTGCGGTTGGGTTTCGATAGTAGGTTCTGCAGGTACCCCTTGAGCTTCAACCGTTTCGACTGTTTGTGTTTCTTCGTTCATTACGAACCTCCTATTTTTAAAGTCGTCCCCGACTGTATAATTCCATGGCTTTTTATGTCGTCAATGCTCGGACAATAAGAAAACCGCATCAATTCTGATACGGTTAGGTTTTATAGTTTAATTTCTTCAATTTTTGCACGTTGTTCTAGAATTTTTAAATAATTCCACATAGTCGAACGCTGACCTTTTAACAAATTGATAGGACATTTAGGTTCAAACTCTAGTTGCCCTTTTTCGTATTGATCAATCATCATGTCTAACTTTTGGAATCGTTCTCTCAATTCGTAGTATTCTTTTTTAAATCGTTCTTTCCAAGGTTCCATTTTTTCTGTTCCTTTCTTAAATACAAAAACCGCATCGAATTCGACACGGTTTATAGCAATTTACAGTGATTTATAGCAGTCTATTCCTGCCAGTCAAGATGTCGGATCACCTACTTTCTGTTTTTGAACTCTTTGTTTAAATTTTTCATAAACAAAAAGATAAAAGATACCAGCAATAAAAATACCAACCACCCGAAAGCGATTGATACCCATTCCCAAATGAACATATTTTTACTCCTTTCTAGGCATCATTTTTGAGTCTTAGCATTCTTTTCCACCCATTTTTTGAAATCATCAAAAGTATTCATGTTTTTAAGAGACAGATACTTTTCAATTTCTTCAATGGCTTCCTCAACTTTAGTGTCATGAAAGCAGTAACCATTACCCGATAAATCAAAAATTTTATTTTGTTTCTTCTTATTGACAATCCATAACTCCTCACCATGCCAAGCACTCTGTGGATCATAACATTTCTTAGATTGTATCTCAAGGCCGTTATTTTCAATCAATTCTATCAACTTTTTGTACTTATTCATCAGACTCTCCTTTCTGAACACGAAAAAAGCACTTAGATTTCTCTAGGTGCTTAATAATATAATTGCAACAATGTGTCAAAATCATCTTCAAAGACATTTTGACTATTTTGTTTTATTTGTTCAATAATTTTATCCTTTGTCTCTCTGTCTAAAGGTAGTGTTTCAAGCGCTTCTTCTTTTACTAAGAACTCACCATTTTCTCCCTGAAATTCTTTCGTAATTCTTCTAATTTGGCTCTCAAAATCGATAGATTGAAGCGCTTCGTCGTCAATGTTATCTTCAATTGCATCTAGCAACAAACTGATTGAAATTTTAATCATCTTTAAGCACCCCTAACTTGCTGCGGTTATAAACAACTGTATATAACCCATCATTATGCATTGCTTTGAAACCATCGTAGCCATGTAGGACAGCGAAAATATCTGCATTAGAGTCATTTATTCCTATTTGACTCATCAAAAAATAGTAATATTCATATAATTCATTATCATCGTCTAATTTTTTCAACCAGGTATGCTTTTCTTTTTTGTAAAGCTCGTCAGTTAAAAATTTAAAATCAGAAGAGTCGTAAAAAGCTTTGATTAGCAGTGGATTTGTTCCTTTATTAGCATATCTCTCAGCAACGAAACGACTTCCGAAATACAAACCGCGACCATGTGCAGATTTTGCTCTGCCACTTAGATCTAGTTTCCCGTTTCTGAAATTATCCTTTAAAGTTTTTGAATTTATTTCTCCAGATTTGCTATCACTTACACCACGGTATATGGTCTCTAATCCAACAATATCGTTGTCATTAAGAATATTTGGTTTCCTATCATAGCCAACTCGTTTATATAAAAATCTTATAAATTTAGACTTCTCATCATCATACGGTTTGGAACGATCTGTCATTTTTTTATTTGCGAATAATTCTAAAATATTTTTACCAGTTTCTTTTTCGTACTCTTCCGAAACTGCCTTCAATCTTTTAGATATGTTTAATATTCTTTCTTTGTTACCTATATTATCCTCCGTTAATGGATAAAAGTCAAATCTTTTTATATTTTCCTTCGATTTCTCGACGTTCTCCTTTTCTCTGTCTTTTGCAACGTATTTATCATACCAATCGTTATAACTCATATCAGCAGGTACGTACTCGACTTTTCCTGTTTCAGGATTTCTAGCCCTGCGTTCTAACTTGCTGTAGTCGATATCACCATCGTGTGCGATAGTAGTAGACCGACACCAAGGATGTAGTGGTGGATAATTGACACCAGGAACGGCCTCGTCTGTATTATAAACCTTGTTATCATGTTGTTGGCAGATATGCGATGTCCGTTTATCCAGCACGACTACGAATTTATACTTTGTAATCTCAGCATCTTCATAGCTGAGCAGTTCCATCTGGTTATGAAAAAAGGCTGACTCAGTACGAACCAAGCGCCTTGCGTTGTTTTGACCTGCTCCGAACCGTTCAGCGATTGCTTGAGATGTATCTCTTACGCTTCGTCCAGTCATGAGACTTACTAAAAGCTCGTCTTTCACACTTGAAGCGAGCGCCCCAGTATTTGACCATATCCTATCTGAATAGGCTTCTCCTGTCCACTTTAGACCTTGTAGACGTTTGATTTCTGTTTCAGGTAAGTCGGAGAAACTATAAGCGAGCCCTGTCTGTTGTTGTAGGTCGAAGGTAGCCCTATAGTAGCTATCCTTCATCAAGTCGCTATAAAATGAATCTGAGCCTTTCTTCTCAGAATGATAGATAGACTCACGCATCAAATCTAAGTCAGCACTTAACCGTTCAAGTCGCTTCATGCGATAAGCATAAGCTGGACTGTCTAAATCAGCAAGTAATCGTTGGATATTCGGGTCATTCGGTCTGGCTTCGAGAACCTTTCGAAGTTCGTTTAGGTCCTTTTGGCCCTTCACGTTCTTTAAGACATGACGAGCATCACGTTCACTCAAACCATAATCACTCTGAAACTTGTCAAAGATTTTGTTGATTTGTTTGTCTAAATAGGCTTTAGATTGTCTATAAATCTCGTCGAACTTGTCTGCTTGCTTCTCAGCCTTATCCATCTGCTCATAGATGAGATTAGCCTTCCTCTTGGCCCAGTAGTCTTGGTTCTTCATCTGTCACCTCTTCGTCTGGCTTCGTGTTCGTCTGATTAAAGAATGGTACACGCTCCATGTTCTTTTCTTTCTCTTCCTCGAGGTCTTCTAATTCAGCATCAGGATCTTCAACGAATGGCAAGAGAGAAATAAGCTGACGAAGTGACACCTTACCTTCAAGATTATTGATAACCTGTGACAATTCAAGCAAATTTTTAGGTAATCCACGGCTAAACTGTGGCACAATTGAGTGTGCTTCAAGAGCAATCTGCTGCATGCCCAGATAATGAGCAAAGATAGCAATACGATGTCTAAGACCTCGCTTGTAGTTTGCTTCTTTCGTCTTAGTTATCATCTCAAGACCTAGCAACTTAAATTCCATGGCCACGCCCGAAGTATTCCCTGCGAAGCTCTCATCTGTCAAATTCGGCACATGGCTAAATGTGTAGATGTCTTCTTTCAATGCCTTGCGCAAGATTTCAGTCGCGCTCTCGTCCAGAGCGTTCTTTAAGAAATCAGCCTTGGCATCTGTTGGCAATTCCAAAAGGCCTTCTTCAACAAGGATACTCATTGCCTTCCTAGCATCTTCCGGGTTATCAGCCAATTGCGCACCGTACAATACGAGAATAGACTCGACTGCTTGTTCTTTGTCATTTACACGATTGCCCATCAGTGAGTTGTAAGCATCAATCAAGCTAATCTGTTGCTCGTAATCACCAATCGCAAATTGATTGTTTCGGTATTCAATGATTGGAACCTGTCCAAGATTGTGTGGTTCTGCTTGCCCGTTCTGTGTAGTTCCTTTGCTTGAATCACGCAGCACAATGTGATAGTGCAGATTTTGAGTAAAGACTTCCGCTTGATACTTGGTAGCATCCCTCGTATCATCCTTGATTTCGTAGTAGTACACTGCAAAAAGAACCTTGCGTTCGATACTATCATCATAAACCAGGAATACATTCTCAGGATCTACGCTAGTCGAATCGAGTTCAGTCAGCCCTTCTTTTACATAGATGTATTCGTAAGCACGTCCGTAGATAGCCATGTTAAGAGCGTTCTGCGTGTCCACTTGGTCAACTTCTGCGTTATCAAATGCAACCAGCAACGGCTCAAGGTCGCTCTCACCTGTGTTGTTGTAGGTAATCGGACTGCCCAGG